CATCACGGTACTCAAACAAGTGATAGGCGAGGATCTTAATGGCTCGGATGGTTGACTTGGGTACGGCGTCGTATGATGCGTAGCCAGTGGTGTAGGTGATGGTGATCGGGTAGGGTTGTTCATCGTTAATCTCTTCGAATACTTCACTCCAGTCTTCAGCCCATAACTTGGATGGTTCTGAAGTGTAGAGAGTGTAGTCGGAGGGGGTAATGGTTCCGGTAGTCAGATCAGATTTGATGTATTCGAACGTCGTGATCTCAGTGACACGTCCGAATGGTAAGAAGAACAGACCATCAGGATTACAGAATGCTTCGTAGGGAAGCGTGAGGGTAACAGGTTTGCGGAGAATGAATCTCCACTGTTCCTTCTCGCAGATTGAGATGCATTCGTGAAGGAGGTCTTCCAGATCGACGGGCAATAGTTCCGTAGGAGTTTCTGGATCGAAACCAATGTTACGCTTGGTGGCATCCAGCAGTGTGGTGCCTACAATCGTACTGAGTGCAGCTTCACTGGCAAGATCAACGTACATCGGCATGAATGATCTCCAAAAGACAAACCGCAGTACAGCCACCCCCTGAACTGTACTGCGGCTGTTTACCCTCTTGCGAAGGTTGTACTAAGCTGTGACGCCTGTTCCAGTTGGAGTCAGATCGTCGTACTGGTGCAGACCGACAACCTGAACTGCAGCATCCAGCGTATTGCTGCTTGTTCCAGTCAATCGGAATACGACTGACAGGAAGACAACTCCGGCAACGTCTTGAGCGTAGCTGACTTCTTCTGAGTCAACTTCGACAGACATGTTCTGATCGGATGCAACACGGCTGAAAGTAACAGTCTTAATGGTCGTGAATCCGCTGGTTCCAGCAGATACAGTCGAACCGCAGACAGTAACAGTCAATGTACCAGTCGTATCGGCGTTGTTGATGACCAGCATAGCTTTGTCAAACAACGTTGTGATAACGTGAGCATTACCGATGCTCCCGTTCATGGTGAGCGTACCCAGAGCCTTAATCTGGCTCTTGGACGCAAGGTGCGTGAACTTCTGAGTAGCCATAGTATTTGTTCCTGTACAGGAGAAGAATCGAAACACGGAAGGGAGAGGGGCATGGTTCGGGCGAACCTTACTACATGCCCCTCAAACCTGCATGAATTATGCAGTCGTCTTGGACAGGACAACGAATGGCGACAGAGTCAGACCAGCCTTGGCAGGAGTCATGACTGACTTCCACCATGGGCGAGCATCGTCGAAGCTGGTGAAGAGGAAGACTTCTTCGCGTTCTAGGAAGCGTACGTGGATGCTGCGTGTCAGCGTACCAGTTCCGCGTTCACCGTACAGTACCTGCGTTGGGTTGACGCAAGCGAGGAAGTTGTCGTTCCATTCGCTGATAGCGTTTCCGTCCTGACCGCTGGTGATACCGTTCATGTACTCTGTCCAGATGATTGGACGACCGAGCAGCATGTCTGGGTTAGCGGAGTCAGCAGGGTAGAACAGCTTCACGAGACCAGCGTTGTTTGGTGACTCGATGTGCAGCGTTGCGATCGTCGGGAACAAGTCCAGAGAGCACAACCAGACTGCATTCTCGTAGCCCCAGACTCGCTGACGCATCTTGAGAATGTTGGTACCGTTAACGATAACAGATGTTGACTGACCGTTTTCACGGAGAACAGTCAGCAATGCAGCGTTGCTGGCGTGCAACATACCCAGAGGTCGACCAATGCCGTTACCATTCAACAGTTCGTTGATACGGTAAGAACGAGCTTCCTGACGCAATCCCTGATCAATCAGAGCAGCAATAGAGAGCGGACTGTCGGACATCAACTGGTTGGTTGCTGCAGCAGCACCATTCAGTTCGTGTGCCTTCAGTGAGATCATTTCCATCGCAGAAGTGCTGAGCGTAGGAGCAGCAGTTTCCTTACCACGATAGACGCGGAATCCACCAGTCACCGAAGTGCTATGATCTTTGTCGACTCGGGCAGGAATGTCGACCGTTGGAGCGGTCATTGGAATACGAGTCATCTTGCTCGTAAGCTGGTCAGCTTCTGGCTCAAGCTGCATAACCGTGTTGATGAAGCCACGAGGTACGGTGATACCTGCTGCTTCCCAGTTGGCCTTGCTGAATTCGTCAGAGCCTACTGCGTCCATCACAGCAGCTTTCAACCGTGGGTCGATTGCTTCTGGATTGCGAGACTTGTAGGCGTTGACAACAGCACCAAGGTACTCCTGCTGGTTCTTGAAGCCGAACTTCTCTTTGTCGTCTTCCCATGCTGGGCGAGTGTGGACGCCCTTGGAGAAGTCAAAGGTCAGCCCACTTGTCGCATTGGCAATACGAGACGTGGCGAGCAGAGCAGCCTTACGTTCAGCGAGACCGGCAGGAGTCTTGCTCAGTGCGTTCTGAACCGCTTCAATGCGATCCACAGCGTCTGAGTAAGCCTGAGCGTCTTCAGATGAGAGCTTGTCGCCCTTGGCATCAAAGACTTCGGTGACAGTAATGAGACGAGTTCGTTCGTCCTGAAGCTGGTTGACGGTCATCTTCAGGATGTCGTCGTGTTTAGCAGGCGTATCGTTGAAAACGAATCCGCGAATAGCGATGGCAGAAGCCATGACAAAACCTCCTAGATTGTGATGTGGCATCTGGCGTCTGCTTATGTGCGTTGCTGTGGGCATAGCCTTTGACACGGTAAGAATAACAGCATGACGGAATCCCGTCAACTACTTAATTGCAAAATTCTTTCGTAAGTTCAAAGCCCTGATTCTAAGGGCATTTACGTCTATTACATTTTGTGCAATAGAAACGTCTGCTCGGTTCTTAACTGCATCTGGAATGTGCAAACAGTTGAGGATGGCAGTATCAGGTTTAGCGTTTCGAACAGAATGGAACAGACCGTTCGTAACAGCTTCTGAAGCAGACATATAAGTCTCAGCTTCCATGAGAGTCTTCACCTGAGCTTCGTTCATAGTAGTTCTGGAAGTGAAGATATCTACGATGCTATTACGATGAGACTCCCATCGGTTCTGCACATTCTGGATCTCATTGAGAGAGTCGATCTTGGCGTACAGGTATGGGTTGTGCATCATGAACAAACCACCATTGCATATCTGTCGTTCTGATCCAGCAAGTGCCAGCCAGCCAGCAGAACTGAATGCGTAGCCATCAACGATGGTTGTAACCTTGCCCTTGTGCTCCAGCAAGCGATTGTACATCGCCAGAGCAGCACCTACCTCACCACCTGAAGAGTTGATGCGGACGTTGAAGTCGCGTGGTGCATCCTTCAGGAAGTCCGTCACGTCAGCGGGTGTAGCGAAGTTGAAGGTCTCACCATCGTACGTCTTCTGAGGCATGATGATGTCATAGATCAGCAGTTCATCAGCCTTGTTGAATGTGACCCTGCACTCCAGTGTTTCGCCAGAAGGCAACTGCTTACGGTTCAATACAAGTGACTTCATTGTCAATTCCTTCTGGTGATTTCTGGTTGGATACCCAATCTGCGACGACGTTGTCCAGAGTTGTAGAGCCGATTGTGATCAGGTCTTTCCATGGTGCTAACTGGTCCATCAGCATTCCGTGGAACTTATCGTTGTAGAACTCAGCCTTGGCAGCATCAAAGTCGTCAGGACGAGATTGCTTCTTTTGATCAAGGACACGAGTCTCGTACTGCTTCAAGCCGTTGATAACATTTAGGAACGCTGACTTGACTTTCTCTTCTGCATTACGAATACGCTTGTCGATGTTATCGCCTGAAGGAGACTTGTCCATCTTGCCTCCTGATGGGGCTTTGGCTGCTTCTACCTTCTGTACGACGGCATCGTGTACCTCAGCAGAGACCATGCCTTCGTTAGTTTTCTTGGCACCTTCGATCTGAGTCTCGACCATATCGTTTGCCAGGTCAGCACCTTCCTCCAGATGAAGTGAGTGCTGAACAGTCATTAGGTTAACAGGTACGTAACGCAGGGCACTGGACTCATCGTTAGGATCAATGTGCATACCGAGCAGACCAGCACCGTAAGTCCTGTCGATGAAGCCGATCTCGAACAAGTTTCTGAGAGCAGTAGTAAACTTGTCGATAACGTTGCGGTACAAGTACAGTAACTCGAACTCGAAGCAGTACAGCATCTGAGACGGAAGAGGGATAAGCTCCGTTTTGAACTGACCTGCGATGCGTGAGAGTAATGGGCCAATACCAGTCTGGACGAACAAGGCTACTGCCTGTGACAGATCAGCATCACCAGCTTTAGTTCCCATATAGCTGTGGAGCAAAGCAGGAGGGATATTAAGACCACGAGCAACGTCTTCCACGCTGAATGCACGAGTCTCAATGAACTGGAGATGCTGGAACGGAATACCCATGTGAACAGGCTTGAGTCCCTGTTCGAGGATACGAGTGCGGAAGATATCCTCCAGTGGAGCGTTAGGGTCGTCTGTGAAGTTGGCTTCAAGACGCTTCAGGACTTCAGGAGCCAGTCGGTTGTCCGTGGTCAGGAACATCTGTGTAGCGATACCGCGACTGTAGAACTTCCAGCCGAATTCTTCAGAAGCACGATAGAGGTCCAGAGACACCTCAGAACACTCTACGAAGCCAATTCCGCGATGGTATTCCGTATCAAGGACTTTACCCTTGAAGTGGGCGATGTCGCTCTTAGGAAGCAGCAGAGGCTCTGTACGGATGTCACGGGAAGAGACTCCTGTGTCAATGCGGTACAGAAGCTCGCCTTGGACAGCTTTACGACCTGTAGACAATTGCTCCTGACCAGAAGCACGAGAGATGTTCCCTCGGGTAATTCTGGACGGGTGAATGTAGTACATACGGGACGTGCGGCCTTGGAGGTCACGCTCTCGGTAGAAGTAACAGTTACCGTCCATCAGAACGTCATAGACGATTGTCAGGAGACCATCGTCGGCAGATAGTTCTGGATGAAAGTAATGGGAGAAGATGCGTGATGCTGGGTTGTCCGTTGTCGGTACGACCTTCGTCTTGGCCTGTGAGCCAGATTCTAGTGCGTACATACGACGGGGGATAGAGCCAATCATGCCTGTGTAAATGTCAATGGCACACTTAACGGCAGACAGCTTCAGAGCAGCAGTCGTGTTGTTGGTGTACTGCTTCTCGTGGTTTAGTACACCGAACAAGTTCTTCCACGACAGTGTACCCGTGGTATTAAGCACGATGTCGATAAGATTGCCGACAGCAGTCTTGGAGATAGTGTCTTTAGGTTTGCGAGAGAACCAGCCCATGTGATGTCCTATTTCAAACCACGGATTTCTGTGATGGTTTCAACTTCAGGGTACATCCATGCTCCCATGGCCATTAACCCCGCTACGATACCGTCGATCTTGTTGGTAGATTTCGATCTGTCCGGTCTGCGTTGTCCATCTCTGGACTGTACAATAACTACGTTTCCGATCATCCAATCAAGGACAGGATGCCCACCGTGCTGGAATTGATGGTCAATGGCCAACGCTTCCATACGACGGCAAGGTTCGTTCATTCCGGCAAACGATTGGGGATAAGCTCGGGCCGGGAATCCGTATTGCTTGAGGGTAGTGTAAATATGATGTGATCCCCAGCGGTCGAAGCATATCTCTCTGCAACCGGAGAAGTGGGAAAGGATACCTTTGTTGTTTCCATCCCCCAGCATGGCAGTAATGATTGCGTTCTCATCGACTGTGTCCAAAGGGGATGTTGCATTGATAACACCTGATTCCCACCACTGACTGTACGGTAAGTTCTGCTCTTGTGATCGCTGGTAGATGGAGGTTGCAGGGCACCAACCCCAATGTAGCATAACACCGTACTTAGGAAACCACAAGTTCAGTGATGCAATATCGTTCACCGAAGCATTGTCGAATCCAGCGTAGCATTCTTCTTCCTGCAGGAATTCAACTTGACGAATGAACCAGGACCAGTAAAGCTGGTAACGACCAATGTACACGTCAACCGAAGTTGCCGTAGTAAATTTCTGGTCGTTAGCAATGTTGCACCAATAGGGGTGCTCTGTCATCCACTTCTTGATAGCAACGATTGAAAGTAACGGGGTTTCAGGACTAGCGTTGCCATTAGCCCAGATATGAGATGGAATCCAAGCTGTTTCAGTCTTGGTACGAACGTTTAGGTGAAGGCGAAGGAATCGGTTGAGTTCTACAGGGTTGTCTTGGGCGTTACGAACCAAACGCTCAAAGTAGTCCTTACGGATAGACTTACCATAGTTCGGGTTGGCTTTCTTCCACACCTTTTCTGAACGGAAGTCATCAGAGAGATCAGCTTCGTAGATCACTGGTAGGAAAGTTGGTTCCCATTGCTTATCAGATGCAATAGCTTTTGCTTTATCGTAAAGGCTATTGCAGACAGAAGGGCGATCGTAATCAGCAGTTGTTGTATACAGCACAAGGGGTTGAGTTCGTGCTGCAGTCCCAGTAAGCATGACATCAATAAGCTCACTGTTGGGGTGAGCGTGAACTTCATCAACATAAACGAAATTGGGAGAGAGTCCGTGCTTAGTATCGGCAATACTTGACAGAACTTTGTAAATTGCTCCATCAGTATGTTCGAAGGATCGTGTGGATCTGAAGACACGTTTCTCTCTCAGTCGGGAGATCAGCTTGGGGTTATTTTCGATCATGTACTGACAGTGACGGAAGTTGTTGGAAGCTTGCTCCACATCAGCCGCACAGCAATAATTCTGCGAACGTTTCTCTTTATCCACGAAGAACATGATTAGAGAGATGATTGCCCCGAACGAACTCGTTTTGGAATTTTTCCTTGGGACATATATGAAGCACTCACGATAACGTCGAAGATGGGTGTCCTTGTGCTTCCAGCAGAATAAGTTGGCGTAGATACTGGACTGCCATCGTTCAGGGATGTACGGCAATCCTGTCAACTCACCTTCTGGAAAGCAGCACTCGTTGATTACGAATGCGATAATACGATCCCATTCAGCACAGTCAAAGTAATAGTCTTTGGCTGAGACGAATGGATCGTATCCGGGGATGCCTCTTAGGAAGTCGCAGGTATTCAGTTCGATCCATTTCCATCCGATCATCTTATCGAATTCGTAGATGGGGTCTGGAACCTTGATCTTCTGATTGCCTGAGATGTACGAAGAAGCTGGGTCTATTTCAAGTTCTAGCGACATGGGGTGTGTCGAGTCTTACGAGTCAAATGTAACGGTGTCTGTCTCGAACGACATGACATCTGTTCCGGTGCCTGTCCAAGTGAATGTCAGGATACCGGAGTACTTGTACTTCTTAAGCCCCTTGGCTGTTTCTGAAGCGGGAAGCTCAATGACAGCATAAGGAGCACCAGCACCTGTCCCAGTACCCGGAGGATCAACAAAGGTTGCTGACCCTGTAATAACTCGTGTTGAGTCAGTCTCGCCAGATCGTTGAAGTGTGAAAGTAACGGAAGCATCAGCAAAGTTTAATGAGCCGGTAGATGATAGTGGAGTACCATCAGTATCAACGATTGGGATCTGAATCTCACGACCGTTCTGTTCGGTGTATGAGTCACCGATCGTAAGTGTTTCTGGGAACGAAGTAACGGTTCCGGGTTCGAGAACTGCAGCAGCGAGAAGTGTAGTTGCTCCTGCGACAGTTCCGATTAGATCGGTTTTGGCCTTTACTTCCAAAAGTGTTGCTTGCGATGCGTCACCAGCCCCACCTCCGCCTGAAGGAGCAAGTTCCAGCATGTTGGCTGTGAACTGCCACACAGCACCGTCCTGCACAATGCCAGTGGTGATTCGTGTTGCAAACGTCTCGATGGCAGTGATCTGTGCTTGAGTAGCGGAGTCCAGTTCCGCTAGGCGCTCTGACCGAGCCTGCACCACCTCATTGTTTGTTCCGGCGAGTGTTACATAACGATTGATGGGCTGGCCACTGATTACGGCCCGCAATCGATACGTTCCCGCCGCAATCACAGAAGCCTCGCCAAACACCGCGGCATAAAGCCCGCTGTCTGCTGTGACCTCATTGACGCTGTCAGCCGTCGCGACGAGCGTATCGTCTGCAATGCTGCGAAGTGTGGCACTGGAGAGGCTGGCCCCATAGTCAAATGTGTGGATTTGCACTGTCTGTGTCGTCATGCTTGAACTCCTCGACCAAATCCAGAGGCATATAGTGCTTGGAAGTCTGCCAATACGAGAGACTGCCCCCACACCCTGACATCATCGAGTCGCCCGGAAAATGTCCTGTTTCCGTCCTTATCGTTCCCGAGTCGGAACGGGAATGAATTGGTCAGATTTCGGGCATCCTGAAATGTGAGCACGGATGCCCCGTTCAGGTAAATGGCTGTCTGATTTGCTCCGGTTCCGCTTCTCGACACACCGACATGCTGCCACGAATTATTTAGGATCGCACCAAAACTACGTGCAGTTCCCGACCAATAAAAAACAGTGTTTGCCGTACCAACGTCACCATAAAACAGAATGCCGCTCGAACCACTATCCCAGTCGTCCTTCGACACGACGGCATACGATGCTGTTCGTGCAGGTGCCTTCATCCAAAACGAGAGCCCAAAATTACCAGTACCAAAATCAAACGCAGCGATGTCGCCACAGTCAACGTAGTCATTTGTCCCATCAAACAACAACGCTCGCGTTCCACCAGCCCCAGTGTCTGCAATGCGAGCGGTATTCGGATCGGCAACAAGATCCATATTCGTCAGTGTTCCCGGATATAATCCAGCAACGAAATCTGTCGCCACAGAAGACGTTACCGCCTGCGTGTCTCGCGATTCGATCCAAGCCGCAATTGGCATTTTGCCGTTTACTGCTGGACTATATGGCGGCGTGAAATTGTGACTATTGATTATCACTCGACTGACTTCTCCATAAGGAAGCCACGGCAGTTCCGCCCTGGACTTCGCGAAACCCGGAGTCATTAAAGCACCGGCCAAACGGTGAGGTCATAGTCTTCATCGTTTTCGGCTGCTGTCATCAGTTCCGTGCGACGCGCAGCCAACTGAGTGACCTTGTCGCCTGTCGCCGTGACGGTGTCCAGAATCGCCTGCTCATCCACGGTCAGCACAGATCCAGCCTGCTTCTTGGCTATCGCTTTTGCAGCCATGATCAGAGTCGATGGGTTTTCAGTGTCCGGAAACTGAATGCGAACTTGCTGTTGAAATGCTGACTCGATCTGTGCCAGCAATTCATTCAGTTCACGCTTGACTGGCGTATAAACAGTCCCAAAAGTCCCGACCGGCAATCCTTCGGCTGGAGCCGGTGTCAGCAGCGTGAAAACATCTTCCGTTTGCAGGTCATACCAATGATCGATGTCAGGTGGATCATTAGCAACACGCTTGAAGTATTGCAGGTCCTGGTTTGCGCCCTGCAGTGCCCCGCCGTCAGTTCGTGGCCACGTCGCACTAAAATTGATCACGCCGCCGCTGGCAAGTGACTTGATCACGAATCGGTCAACTGATGGATCTATCCCAGTTGTTTCATTGAATGCCATCGCTGATTCCTTATGTTGCTGTGATTGTGATTGTTGCTACTAACTCTTTGCCGTCGCTGCCTTGGTCGATGTCAATTGCGAGCAGATCGCCTGCAGAAACGGACGGTGTTCCTGATATCGCACCACCAGTGCTGACATTCGCCCCAGTCGCAATCGATGCCACTGAGGAAAGAACGCTTGTCAGTGCTCCAGTTGACAGGTTGACCGTGTTAAGGTCGCATTGAACCGCTGCCGCCGATGGTTCGTTCGCCGGGTCGCATACGATCAAGAATCCTGTGATCGTGCCCGCAAACGGCACGCGGCATAGCCCCTTTTTTGTTCCACTGCTAATCGATTGCCCGTTTCCAGAAAGAGCAACCTGAATCGTGTAGGTGGATTTCGTCGACATCGTTCCTACCGCTGCCGCCGTCCTGAGTGCTGCCGCGTCAGCCAGTGCCAACAATGCCCGGCCAAACGATGTTGTGGTCAGAGCAGCGATAGCAGTAAGATCGGAATCAAGTGGCTGATAACCTGCCGCAACCGCTGCCGTGGTCGCATAGCTCGACAGATTCTGATCACCTGTGTTCGTTCCGCTCAGATTCAGCAGTGTTTTCTGCGCAGTCACATCTGCAGCCGTCAGCATGTTCCTGCCTGCTGCCGTCGCGTCGTGAATTGCTGATGCTGGAACTGGGTCTGACATGTTTTTCTCTAATGAGCAGCGGAGTCAATTTCCGCCATAAATCCCAATGTTTTGCGCGACGAGCGGATCAACAGATCCGATCTTCAAATAACAAAACCCACAGGGACTTAAAGTTACCTTGGTTTACCTGATAATGGTGTCGTAACTAAGTTTGTGGGTATGTTTACGCAAAGATTATCAGGGTGTGGGTGTAACGTCAACACCTTTGTCGCTGTTTTTACGAGATTGGTACACGCTTAGCTGACCACGCATGTTGCCAACATCTTCTGAGAGAGTACGTAACTCATCATGGAGGTTATCAATCTTCTCCAGTGACTCAGCGTGCTTAGCTTTGCACTCATCCAACTGTCTGACGATCCATTTCCACAATGCTGTTGCAGAGGCACCAACTGGTGCTAGGATGCTGAGTACAGTTGTCACGATAGTCGGTATGTCCATTTTGATTGGTCCTTAATCCTCAAGGGCCGTCAATAATTTCTGAGAAAGAAAAATGCTATGGCTCGGCTTCGACGTAAGGTACCACGGTCACCTAAGAGATGCAAGACTTCCACCGCAAATTATGCATTACAACTACGAAACAACATGACCAGAGCAGAAGCATTGTTCTGGAATCGACTGAAAAAGCGACAGAAGACTTGGGAACATCAGTTTCAACCACAGCAGGTAGTCTACGGTTATATAGGCGATTTCGTCTGTGAGTCATTACATCTTATCGTCGAAATTGACGGTAAAGTTCACGACAGGAAAGATGTGAAACGACGTGACGCCTTGCGGACTCGAAGACTGAAGAAATGGGGGTACACTGTGGTCCGCTTCAGAAACTCAGACGTATTTAGCCAAATAAACTTGGTACTGTCGGTGCTCGAAGAAGTTGCTAATGGTTACGATCCATGACGTTCGGCGTAACCTAAACTCTTACTGGCAATTTTTCGAGCAGCTACTGCGTCATCTTTGCTACTGAATAATCCTAGTGCTATCTGTTGACCGTTATCGTTTATGTAGGCTCGCCATTTTCCTGTCTGCAAGTGACGAGAAACTCCTGTTACGCCAGAAGTGTTTGTGCTACTCCGCTTTTGATTTTTAGCATTTAATAGTTGGGGGACGTCTCTGAGATTTGATATTGCGTTATTTAGACCATTGCCGTCAATATGGTCAATATTGTGCTCTGGTAGTACCCCGTAATGAAGCAACCATGCCAAGCGGTGGGCTTGGTAGTAGAAGTTATCTACACGGATTGTGATGTAGTTGATGCCGCGATTAGGGAGTTTCCGTATACACCCTGCAACATCACCCTTCTTTGCATTCGGAGCAATTGTTTTCTTTCGAGTTATGGTTCCAGTCTCAGCATTGTAACTGAAAAGTTCGCAAACTCTGGCGTACGTAAGTTGGTTACTAGACACGGACAAGTTCCTTGCACAAAGATTCAGCACAAAAAAGAATAACCGGAAGCAGGTGTGCTATTCCTGCGTTCGCTCCGTCGAGCTATCCGGTAAATCAGTATAACAGCGTTACTGATCTTGTCTACTATTACTGAGATCTGGTGGCAACGGTCTGTCGAGACGATAACCAATTCTGGTTAGTTGAAGTGCCAGTCCGTGAACTACAGCTTCCTCCACCGTGCCCTTCATTACGTGACCCAGTCCAGTCTCGTAGAGGACACTATGCAGCACCTCATGTAGCAGAATAGTTTCTGGAGGAATATTACTGTGAACCTCCAGATCCGAGGCGATGGTAATCACTGCCTTGTCACTCTCACAGAGTCCTAGATTACCCGGGATATCACCACGTTTCACTGTATACTTCCGTCCGCAGATATTTAGTTTCACAATGTCATCCTTTCGACGAAAGCTGTTTGAGAGTCGATGACTACGCCACAAGAGATAATAGGTTTGGAACTAAACTTAGTACCGTATGCCATTTGCTGATGCTGACGGTCAATGCCACAGCCTACCTGCATACCAAAGATCAGGTTGTTCTCATTGGCATGATACCAAACACCTGACTGTGAATGGTGGTGTCCCTGCACGACTGAGCAAAATTCAGCCTGAGCATTACGTAGGGCAGCGAATTGCCCCCCCTTGCCTTGGTCGCCGTGCTGGTAAAGTACACCATTGCAGGTCAGCTTGTGGTATCTTGGGTAGACTTGCCATCCTCGGGGGAGTTCGAACAACTCCTTGAACGGCTTCAACATTTTCTGAGAGATACCTGCAGTAGTGGCTTGACGCTGGACCAGAGCATCATGGTTCCCCAACAGTAATGAAACTCGTGGGAATCGAGCAGTGAGTTCTGCTATTTGGTCAATTGCTTGCTCAAGTTCTGACTGAGGGGAAGCATGATCGGGATCTTTCTCATGGTAGCTGACACAGTGGAGGTCAGCTAGATCGCCGATATGAACGACAGCACCACAACGGTACTTCTCATACACTCTGACGAGGAAATCAGGATAACCTGAGAGCATCGTAGGGCTGTGAGTATCACCAATAACCAGTACTGGAGGAACTCTCTTCATGACTACCTCTCAGGGGATGAGTGTAATCAATTACTGTCAGTAATCCATAGTAACAGCTTTAAGTGACTAGCTGTTAAATGTGACCGTTGCATAACCCCCTTCCCCCAAGAGCACTAAAAATATGATCCTTCTTATCGGATCGTTTAGTGTTCACGGTTGAGGATTAGCAACGTCTTGTGACCGTTGGCATTTTACCTTCGCCATTTTGTTTAACATTGCTGGCGAACAGGTTCATGCTCCTGCCCTTCGCAATGGTGGCGGCTTGCATTCAGCCGGGGTTCCACATAGCCGATTATTTGAAGCTCGGCCAACACGCTTTGATGCCAGCAGTATTGCAGCAAAGTTACGTTCTGTCAACACTTGTCTAAAAAATACCTACAGATTGTCACTGCAGTCAGCACAAACCACGGATATGCCTCTGTCGTCGCACAGGATAGGTCTAGGAAGCGATTGGATCTCCAATACGACCTGAGAGTCGACCAGACGCTACAGGAGCCTATACGCGATCCTAGAGCCTTTACGTGTACAGATAGTGTACAGGAAATGTGTAACAGACTGTTGACTGATGTAGGGAATATGATACAGTTCGTTGGTGGCTAACCCCCTTAACTGTTTCTGGAGAAAGAGATGTTTAATGCCAAGGTACTCGCAGACAGTACCAATACCTGTGACAACAGGTTAACGACGATGGAGTTGACGTATCCACGGTTCATCCACAGTGAAGTGATGACACACAGAATGTTCAGCAGGAATGCTGCATCCAGTCGTGCCGTACCTGTCGAGAAGATGATCGAGCAGGTAGAGAACAATCCTGTTATTCCTATTCACTGGGGTAAGGCTCAGAAGGGTATGCAGGCGTATGAGCAGTTTACTGGTGTTGATGCAAACGAGTGCGTAGACCGTTGGCTGACAGCCAGGGATTACGCTCTTGGTGCAGCAGAAGGGATGCTTGATCAAGGGCTACACAAACAGATCGTTAATCGGCTGTTAGAACCGTGGCTTTGGTGTACAGTCATTGTGACTGGCAATGAAGGAGCTTGGAATAACTTCTTTGCTCTGAGATGCCACCACGAGGCTGAGCCACATATCCAGAAGATTGCTGGTATGGCTCGTGAGATACGTAGTCAATCTATTCCTCAGAAACTCTCTGTGGGACAATGGCATCTCCCATTGATTGGTTTTAAGGGTGATGAACTTCTGAGCGATGAAGACAAGGTGAAGGTGTCGGTTGGGCGTTCAGCCCGCGTTTCGTACCTTACTCACTTAGGTACACGAGACGTACAGGCTGACATTGATCTGCATGATCGACTGTTGGCTAGTAAGCACTTTAGTCCGTTCGAGCATGTTGCTGAATCAGGAAAGCACACTGGTGACGGTGGTAACCTCGGGTATGGTTGGATTCAGTACCGTAAGACTTTGCGTGGAGAGTATCAATGTCGGTAGAAGAATACATACGTCAAAACCTGAGTTACAATCCGGAGACGGGAGTCATTACTTGGTTGACTGCAGGAACGTTTAATCGCAAACCGGGAGTTGTTGCTGGCGGACCACTCAAGCAAGTATGCGGAAAAACGTATATACGGATTAAAGTCAAGGGTAAGGCGTATGGTGCTCACAATATTGCATGGCTACTCACAACTGGTAGTTGGCCTACTCAGTTATTGGATCACAAAGATGGAAATGGAACCAATAATAAGTGGGATAATCTGAGAGATGTGTCTGCAGAACAGAATCAGAGGAACAGGAGACTGAATTCTAACAACAGATCAGGCGTATCTGGTGTAATCCAGCGTTCGCCTACTCGATGGGAGGTGCAGATAAAAGGGGACAATAAGCTGAAGTACATCGGATCATATCCGACATTGGAAGAAGCAACGATAGCAAGACAGAGAGCAGAGGAGCAATATGGTTATCATCCCAATCACGGGCAAGAAAGGCCACTATAGGACTTTGCATGGAAAATGACTTCAAAAAAGACAGTAACCCTAAAGACAATGTTGGCAGTACGAAACCGCCAGTTAGTAATGTGCCTTTATCTGTTGTGTCTGAGATTGGCTTAGCACTCGCTGAAGGCAGTCACAAGTACGGCGGGTACAATTGGCGAGTGATCGGTGTCAGAGCCTCAGTGTATTGGGATGCTACATTCAGGCACATCAAGGCATGGTGGGAAGGTGAGGATACTGATCCTGACAGTCAACTGAGCCACATCACGAAAGCCATTAGTGCGTTGGTCGTACTGCGTGATGCCATGATTCAGGACAATTGGAATGATGACAGACCACCGAGGAGTAAGCAGACGCCAGCAATGGTTTCTGAGCAGTATAAGCTGATGCTGGAGAGATTGAAGTCTTTACAGCCAGATCCAGTAGAAGGTTACACACAGAAGGGTATTGACGATGCCAAGTGAACAGAAGAAGGGTCGCAATGAAGGCGACAGTGCAGTCCATGGGATCTCAGCCTCTAAGGAGTTTTGGGATGCAGTAAGAGTCAAGATGGAACAGACAGGGAAGACTAAGGCCAAGCTGATCGTCGATACCTGTATTGAGGCTTGGGGACTACCGGATACGGTTAAGTCCAAGCGTGTTGGAAGACCTACACCGAAGCTACGTAAAGGTTAAGAGTACCAATGAAAAGACCCCGTCAGGCTTATCACCTGAACGGGGTTTCTTTATGGACTGAACTCAGTACTTGACTGATCCGATGTAGTGTCTGCGGCCTTTACCCATTTCCGCACAGACAGTGTCGATGAAGTTCAGGGTACGTTCTGATGTTCTACTAGGACTCATGTTGCTGTGTGGATGGTAGATACCCCACCCATCGCAACACATTGCTTTGATCTCTTCATGCAAATCAGCGACCAAAGATGTTCTGAATGCAATCGACTCGTTCAGTATTCTAGTAGCTCGTTCTTGCACTGTTTCCTCATTTTCCGTGGTTTGGGTGGAAGCCATACTGAGCCTCAGCCTTTCTACGAGCCTCTACGGCATCGTCAAATTTTGCGAAGTAGCCTAGGTGAATTCTGGTGTCATCGACATGGATGCACGCTCTCCAGCGTTTAGTAGCCTTGGTGAAGGATACTCCCATGACACCAGACGTGTTACTGCTGATCAGCGTTTTGTTCTTCGAGCTTTCAGCAGTGGTAACCTCGCGTAGGTTTGTGTAGCTGTCGTCCAGCGTACTATGGTTGATGTGATCTACAAGACCCTTTGGTAACTTCTTGTCGACCAGAAGCAGGGCTAAGTGGCTGGCTCGGTATCTTCTGCAACCAATAGTGATTATTCTGCGTGGAAGCTTTGCTGCTCCTGACGCAACAATTGCACCAGCGGTACTTCCAGCTGGAGAACGGCCAGTACTCACCTTCCAAGTGAATACTCCGGTATCGTGATCGTAATTGAGTCGCGTATTGACTAGCTTGTATAGTTCATCGTCGGTCATGACTAACTCCTAGCGAAAATAAGTTATGCTCTTGTACTCATTGACTGATGCCTCAATAGGTGCCTGTGAAGTAGCTTCTGGATTGACGAGGTAAGTGATGTCACGAGGAGACATTCCTATCTTTTCAAGGATCTTGATCAGCATTGGTTGCTGTCGAGCTAGGATCTTGACGTACGGTGACTCCTGTTCCCCTCTGAAGTTGCCTTCATCATCGAAGAGGGTAGTCACCATTCCATTCTCAGAAATCTTCTCACGGCACTCGTGCATCATGGAGAGGACTTCAACTAGCTCTGTGATGAGAAGCAGGTAAGTTGTACTGAGACATCTCCTGTTCTGCATGTCAGCTACGATGAAGTCCCATAGCTCCTTCTTCATGGGGTCTGAAGCAATACGACCGGGAACAGGCATCGTATCGGCTGTACAGAGTTCCGTATTGGTTTCTGGTAAGGGAATACCAGAGAAATAGAATCGTTCGAGGGCTGTGTGGCGTTTAGGTCTGCTCATGAGGATGTCCTAGTATTGGTATGGTGCGTCAGTATTGTTCTCTAAAGGATTACCAAAAGCGTCCAAGGGACTTGAGAGTATTTGATGTACTTCATCGAGCCAAGTACAGCTGACTCGCACACCTTGGATGGCACTCAGTGGAGTATTATCAAAGCACTCTTCGTTGATGTACCGGATAGTTCCGAGTGGAGGTTCTACGCCATTGTCCTGTGTTGGAGTCTGTGCTTCGTCTGCCCAAACTACTGGAAGACCGAATAAGGTATCTGGCATTGGGAAGACTCGTGTTGGGGGAATAAATGAATTAACTACACGAGGTGCTGTATCCATCAGGAATTGCGACCACGTCATGGTGCTGGATCGGTCAACAGGATCAAACTTCTTCGGCATACCAGCAGCGACCCATCGTGAGTAGCCACCATCAGTACACTCGTCCATGAGGTCTACGAAATAGGCATCTGCTGCTTCGTAGTCAAGTGGTAGTGGGTAAACACCGTTCCGACCACCATTACCGTTCGGTGCGTTGAGTTCGTACCCACGATTGTGTCCGTGGATTACGATGTGAATGTCTGGAGTAGCTACACGAATGCAGCGAGACAGTTGTCTGTCATTAGCAGCACTCTTGTACGCATGGAGCAGAGAATCCAGTTCGGCACAGAATGCTTCTGGTGAAGTATAGTATGCCTTCTTTGGTCCCATCTCGTGTGTCATCTCACGAACGATGTGCTCGATGATTCCTGAGTTGGTAGATACTTCACGCAGAGATGTACAGCGAGTGACTTCCAGTGTTGCTCGGTTACACTTGTATCGCTTGGAGAATACAATCTTCAGTGTGTCATCAGCAGAAGTATAGCTGACACGTGCTTCAATGTATGTTCCTTCCAGAAGCTCCTTAATGCGACGATGGGATGCCTTGACGAGGTTGATCTGATCCTTTGTGGCCATGACTTAGTTCCTTTCAATGGAGGTGTGGTACAAACAACGAGTGGAATGGTATCAAGGTATGCTGATGTGTCAACAGCACTACTGTAGAATATTGTAAAGAAGCACAATAGATGAAACTCAATGGATAAGATTGGAACTTGCGTAATGG